TAGCTCTGCGATGTGTGCTTTACCCGGTGTTAACAACGCTGCACATTCACTCGCTCCCTTACGACCCACGTCGTCCATGTCGAAACAGAAGATCACCTTGTCGAAAGACTCTAACCAATCGATAGCTTGTGCCACGTGTTTCTTTGCAGCACTTGCTCCGTTCGGTACACTCACGACTGGGTATCTGTTGTCCATTGCCTGACTGACTGACATTGCATCTATCTCTCCTTCAGTTACAACAACACGTCGTCCCTTCTCTTTCCACAGGTGCTGACCGTACAGACCAACCAACTCACCACGAACACTGAAGCTTTTGTTAGCGTACCTGATCTTCTGTGCCACAGGCTTACCGTCTCGTGTCTTATAGTTAGCTATCTGTACAGCTTCTCCTCCTATCTGTCCGACCCAGTATCCCCACTTACGGCACGTATCTTCTGTCAGGTTGCGTCTTGGTATAGCTTTGGGTTCGCCAGTAAGAAAGTCTCTCGGTGTTGGTTTGCTCACTCCTCCTCCTTGTCCACTATAATTTTGACACACGAAACAATAGGTGCTTCCGTCATCGTTGGTTGCTGCTCCGTCACTTGACCCACACTTGTCACAGGGTTGATGTGTTTGTGTGAAAGCCATGACTTTGGTATGATTTTATCTGCATATGTTATCCCTTTCTTTTCGCACCAACGAGCGTAAGTGGTGTCGCTTCCCTTTCGTATCTTGTTCGCAGCGTTCATAAACACCATTCGTATATCTAGGTGTGGATGTTGCTCACGTACTAACAGATGTTTAGTCCTGTCCTCGACCGTCCAAACGCCCTTTGCCTCGATGATAATACCATTAGGCAGGATGAAGTCTGGTGTGTAGGTTGATACTTTACGGTACTCTATCTTGAGTGTCTCGTATTCAAAATCGACACCACTACGCTGTAATTGGTTAGCTAATTTAGATTCGAAACCTGAACGATAACGGTTATTAGAAGTTCGCTGTGACTTCTGTCTCGCTCGTTTCTTCCGCATCGAATACTTGGTCTAGGGTTTCTCCTCCATTGGCTACGAATCCTTCTTCACTTGTGAATCCGAATGCATCAGCTGCTACGCCACTTACTCCACCGTTCTGTAGTTCTATTACTTGTACGGCTTGCAGTTCAAACGTCACACCAAACCCTTGACTTGGTACATACCAAAACCTCGGACGAAATGCCATGTTTACTTTACTACCACCCCATACTTTAACATCTTCAGGTAACGGTTTGCCTTGGCTATCGAACAACGCAATGGATAGACTGTAGGTTGTTCCGTCTTTGCGTCTGCCTCCGGCTTTCAACTTAGACTTAACAAGCGTACCCTCATCTGTCTCAGTGATAGGTAATCCTTTCTGTTCAATCTTCTTACCAGTGTGTTGTTCCTGTACTTGCTTCAGCTCCTCTTCGTATAACGGACGTATCGTGTTTTGTAACACCTCAGCTTCCTCTTTACTAACAATTAAATCACAGCTGTACGTACCGAACTCAGGGTCAAACCGTTTGTTAGGTTCATTCAGGTGACAGTATTTAGCTGTTCCTTTTACTTTAATAACTGCGTGTTTCTTTCTACTTTGTATACTCATATTTCTCTTAGTGTTTTTATGTATTATTAAGACAGCAGGTACATTGCTCGATCTATTTGCGAAACGTCAAGCGTCCCAAGTTCAGGCAGGTCAGGCAACTTTGCTGTCGGGTATTGATTCAATAACTCACATCTGAACTCGGCTAGTAAGTCAATTGAAAAGAAATTCTTGTAGGTTTTTCGTACGTCTTGGTGTACTTTTCTTGCGTTGGATGCGTGGCTTATGAAGCAGTCGTGAACAAAGCCCATGTCGTACGGCATTGCGTACGCTAATCGGTGAACAACAGCTGCATCTATACCGTGTATAAAGTTAGCAGTGATTCCTTTGCGTTGTTCCTTCGGATCGATCTCATCTGTGTCATCCTCCAATTCAACCGTTGTTGATATGTTACCGACTATTGTACGGCACTGTAATCGTTTCGTTTTAGTAAGTCCTTGTACAACTTTGTAACCGCTCGGTGTAGTCCATCTGATTATCTGATTTCCTATAGCATTGGCACAACCACGCAGGAACTTCTGTATACGGACAACACTCTCCAACTCCTCACGTGCTACCGTGTTAAACTGTTCGGCTAGGTAATTGATAGCGTCTACATTCTCTCCCTCTTGAAACGGATGGTCGTCCCCAATGATATTTAAAAAGTTACCAAGCACGTGATAGTACGACTGACCGTATGGTTTGTTCATTACCGCAGCTTTAGCCATAGCTCTTGTCACTCCGTATTGGAACCATTGACTCGCTATATAACTCTCACTTGACTGCTCCTTCAACCGTTCGTACACAAGGTCAGCAATGTGCTGATACATATCTCCTACTGGTTGGTCAGCTATTAAGTTGCAGTGCTTGGCGTGACGTGTGTCCCGTAATAACAAATGTAGTATCTGCATACCGTTGTTGCTACAATCCATACGTACAGGAAAGTGAGAAACGTAACCATATCCTTCTTTCGTAAACTGTTGATACTCATAACAAAATGCTAGGAATCCAAACGGTTCACTTGCTTCCATCCACCAGTCGTTAGTCATCGGGTCTTCTGCTGTTTCAAGAAACCACTTCTGATGTTTACCTACCCAGTGCAACCGTTCTTCAATGCTACCCTTTACACCCCATGCATTAGCTCCGTGGATCAACAGTCGTTCAAGGTCGTCTTCATCCATAACCTGTTGACCATCACCGAATAACAACAAACCACGTGCTAAGTCGTTACCTTGTGGGTGGAGATAAGCTGGCATATAGTATACCCTGCCTCTGTAATCAACCCGTGCCGGAAAGTAAACGTCGTCCCACTCCTTATACTTCTTAGCTAGGTGTAATATCTTGGCGTGTTGTAGCCTTTTGCTACGGTTACTTTCGTTTCGTCGTCGTATCTTGTCCTGTTTAAACTTCCACTCACGCAGTTCTTCAGGTCGTTCGTGTCCGTTCTCTAAATATGGTTGCAGTGGTATCTCATGGAAGTCAAAGACCCGTTCTAATTCGTAACACTTTAGAGCAATATCTAAAATCTTCGTGTTAATTTTCCACTTTACCTGCTGAATGTTATTCACGGACACGTAAAGATTCTTCATGCTTGCAAACTCGTAGTTGCTACCGTTCGGTCGGTTCATAACAAACGGATCGTCAAAGCTCTCATACCCACCGTTGTAAAAGTCTACCCAGTCTCTCGGTTTTGTTGGCAACGCCATACGCATCGGATCAAGCATCTCTTTCCATGTATCAAACCGTCGGACCCAATCACTGAACTGTGCTGACAAGGTAACAATCTTTCGTTGCTTCTTTCCGAACCGTTCCATCCGAAATTCTATCAGTCCCGTGTGTCTTTCAATCTCTCCCAACAACCACGCCCCTAACGATACCTTCAACCTTGTCTCCCAACACGTAAACCGTCGGTTATTCTTTTCAACCGTGTAAAACCGTTGCATCTTTGATCGTTTACTCTTCGGTTTTTGAACGCTGAACATCTTATTCTTAGGCACGGTGTGTTCTGCTACTCTTTGTCGTGCGATCTCTTCAAATGCTTTACCTACTTCCGAAGCCAACCTACTAAAGTGCCGGGTCTCTGCGTACATCTTATCAAGCACGGTCTTTAATGCTATCTGTGCTACCATTTGTGGGTGGAAGTCTGCTATGTAACACAACCAAATCGGCATGGACGGACTATCATCACTGGCAAATCGGTTAAAGAAGTCCTCTATCGGTTGTGCTAACTGTGGTGCAAGCTTACTTAACACACGCTTACTGCTGTCCATCTCACTACCACGCTCACTCTCCTTGTAGATTTGTTGGAACTGGCGATAGGTAGCTCGTCCCCATCGTTTCATCTCGGCTTCGATTGCGTTCACTTGGTCAGTCGTTCCCGTTCGTCTTCATTCATGTGGCAAAACCAAGTCCGAGGACGAACACGAGGTCGGTCACTGCGTACAACTTTTAACTCACTATCGTAACACAACTCATTATTACTCCAAAAAAAGTCGTACCCTTTCGTGACCAGTGCAGATATGGACTCGTCTAAATGTTCCAATACCTCCTCGTGTTCGTCCGTTTCTTCCATCTCAGTTTAGTCTATTGTTTGTTTGTTTATCCGTTGTATCTGTACCTGCTATCCTCTTTATATGCGGATGCGTACAAATCGATCTCTACATCTTCAACCTCAACGATCTCAATTTCTAGATGCGGATATAAGTTC